AACTGCGCCACAATATGATGTGCCAGAAGGGTTTGCTGAACCCTTAGGCGCTCCTAGTGCGCTTATGGGTAGCCCTGATGTGTCTTATAAAAATGTGGGTAAAGCTGCTTTGTTATCTACAAAACAACAATTACCAATGTTGGAAAAAGGATTTCAGGTTACACCTCAACAAGCCTTAATTAACATAGCAACTGGTGGATTAAGAAAAGAAGCAAGAGCATTAGCAAAGCCTGAAAAAGAAGAGCAAAAGATTGCTAAACAATTAGAGCAAATACCTCCAGAAGAACGCTTCCTTGGTATGGCTATATCTCCTTATGCTGAAGCTGGAGCATTAAAAGGTTTAAGTACTGTTGCAAAAGCTGGCAGACAAGCTGTAGGTGCAGCAGGTGAAGCGATTGGTGGAGCTGTGCCTAAACCATTTAAAGCACCAGAACCTGTTGCTAATCCACGCTCTTTAGACGAATTGGGAAAAGAATTTGAAACCACAGTAAGTCGTAAAATCAATAAAGATTACGAAGCTCGTGCTAAACAAGCAAATAAAGATTATGACGCTGCTTTAGATGAAGCCCGTCAAAAACAAAAAACACAACCTTTTGCTGAATCTACACAAGGTAAAGCTCTTTTGCAATCTTTAGAAAGAGATAAGTATGTTGTTTCTAATGGAAAACTTTTAGAAAAAGGTGCAGATCAGATCAAAGGTATTAACGAATTGCAAAACGCCATTCGTGGTTCTGTTAAACCAGCACAAGAAATACCTATTGCTGGTGGTCAACTGAAAGCAGCTAAACCAGGTAGGCTTACAAAAACTATACCTGAAAAAGTAAGGCAAAAAGATGTTACAGCTTTAATTGAAGAGTTGAGATATTTGCGTGATAAAAGCCCTGTTGGTAAACCAGCAGAGAAATATGGTGCTTTAAGTAATGAGTATCGCACTCAGCTTATCAAAAAATTAGAGCGTGCTTTATATGACTGGAATCCTAAATACGAGATTGCTGATGCTCGATACAAAGCATCTTCCGACCAGTTAAATAAATACAAAACACAATTTATGGCTAATGCTACAAAGGGTGAAAAATTTGATATTGGTCAATTTGCTAAGGATACTGAATCTTTACCTGGCACATTCTTTGATAGCGCAGATACCGTAAGGCAACTTAAAACTGTAGTTAACGATGACAAACTAATAAACCGTTTAGGCAAAGAATACATAGCGACCATTTTTGAAAATAAAACTCCTGACCAAATTAAAGCATACGCTTTTGATTCCAAGAATGTTGGCTGGATGAAAGAATCGGGCGTTTTGCAAGATGTTCAAAACTATGCAAATCGTGCTAAGACTGTTGCTGATCGTAAAACCATTGCTAGAAATATTGGTTTGATAGGTGCTGCCAGCGCTATTGGTACAAAAGGCGCACAAGTCTTAGGTATTTTTTAATGAGTAAGAAGCAAAAAGGACTAAACCCTGAGTTAGAGAGCGCTGTAGAGCTGCTCCTCAAACAGGTTATGGCTGATGACACAGCGTCATTAACCGATAAATGTAAGGTAATTGACCGCATGGTGAACATTGAAAAGCTAAAACAGAAGATTTCTGATGATGAATGGGGTAGTGGCTTTATTGCAGTAGATGATGAGGAAGGTTAAACTAATGTTTGGTTTAACTTTTAAGGGGATAAAGTATGGAAGCAGTAGCCTTGGTACGCCTAGCATTGGCGGTCATTACAGACCGTTTAATAACGATTTTGGCGTTAATAGCATCAAGCATTATGTGCGGATGGACAATGTGGAATCCTATGTGGGAGCGAGTGGTGACACTAGCCATATTTGTAATATTCAGTTATCTTGTAGTCAATACCAAAGAAAGGAACAAAAATGAGCTTAAAGCCGAAAACAACGGGTAGTACAGGCGGTCAACCCCATAAAAGACCAACAGAATATAACCAGCAAATCGCTAAGTCTGTTCGCCCACAACTACCCCGTGATGGATCTATGGGTGGAATCAACACAACCTTGACTGGCAAGATTCCATCAGGATTTATGAGTGTTTTTAACTTTGATGGAAACAATAACACCAAAGATTCTAAGACTACTAAACCTGGCAACGCTGGCAAAAAGAGTATCTACTAATGGCTACACAATCTACCTTCTCGATGACACAGCATGGTAGATCTGAACCATTCGATCTACAAGCTGCCAGAGGTCAAATTCCTTATCATTCCGTAGTTAGCATTTACGGTTATCAAACCACTGTAGGTACTAATTACATCCCTATTTGGGAGAACAATACTGCCTATACCTACCCTTCATCTGCCATTTCTATGTTGATGACGGGTACTGGTAGCGATACTGCCAAAGTAACTATTAACGGTTTGGATGCTAATTACAACCCAATTAGCGAGATTGTGACCTTAAACGGTTCTACTGGCGTAGCTACTGCTAACAACTATTTCCGTGTTAACAACCTTGTTGTGGTGTCTGGAAATCCCGCAGCGAATGTAACATTGACTAGCGCAGATGGAAACACCTCTAATACCTATGCCAAGATTGTTACTGGTGTAGGCAAGTCACAAAACTCTTGGTACACAGTGCCAGCAAATAGCACTTTCTATTTAACTCGTTCTCAAGTATTTTCTACTGCTCCAGCCATTTCGACTAATGCCTATAACAATTATCAGGTATATCAAATAAGTTCTGCTGGCGTAGTACAGATTCTTACTCGCAGACCGTTTACTGGAAACTTTGAAATTAGACGGGTAGCTCCAACACCTTATGCTGCTGGTACTGATATTCAGTGGCAAGCTAATACCAACACTGGTAACTCCACTGTGGCTGTATCTATTGAGGGTTACTTAATTGCAAACAACAATACTTCTGTAGGATATTAAAATGAGCTTATTAGATAAAATTGAATCATTTGTTAGTAAAGAGTGCATTGAGATGGGCAGCCTTGCTCATCAGTTATTACAGCGTTTTGTTGCTCATGCTGAAGCACCAGAGCAAGAGCCAGCAACTGCCTCAGCGCCAGAACCAACGCCAGAACCAACCCCAGAAATACCTGCTGACGCAGCGCCAATTGAGCAAACTCCAGCTCTTGAAGCTCCTGCAAACTAAGGATTTTGGAATGGATGAGCAACTCGAAACAGCAAAGGAAGTAGCTGGTAAATCCATTGGAAAGCATGGTCTTGCTTACATCACAGCAATTATTTTGATTGCCGTAGGAGCAAGCATTTTCCTTGATTCATCCAAGATTGCTGCTGTAATTGGTATGGCTGGTGGTGCTTTGATGGCTATCATCAACATGATGAATGGCGTTGCTGGCACTACTGAAAAAGAAGAAAAACCAGAGTTTCAAGTTATTCAACAACTTATTCAGCGTTTAGATCATCTTGCCGACAAAGAACCTCCTATGTCTGTAACTGTAGATGGAGATAAAGTTACTGTTACTAAAGGTCAAGACACTATTAGCACAAAGAAATGAAACTGCTAAAAGACATTCTTACTGAGGATAATAATGAAACCTATTGTGCAGCTAGGGTTTGCGCTGTTGCTGCTCTTTTTGGCTTCTTGGCTATTGCTATCATTCATGTTTTACATGGTGGCTCTATGGATTTCTCACAACTTGGCGTAGGTTTTGGAACGGTTTTAGGTGGATCAGGTGTAATGATTGGAGCTAAAGCTGCTACTCAGAAAGACACTGATGTTTCCCCTACCAATTAGTACTTATCTCTATATCGCTATTGCACTAGGCACGGCATTTATTACCCATCGTGTTGATGGCTATTACGAAGAAAAAGCCAAGGTAGAAGCCGTAGAACACGCTATTGCAGAACAAATCAAGGTAGTTCAAGATCAAGCTGTTATTGCTCAACAAACACAGAAAGACAAAGATGAACTGGAAACTCGCTACAACGCTCTTGTTGCTCAGTCTAGGGGGATGCACAACGCAAACCTTCCAAGCAGTCAACCCACCACCCCTACAGTACCAAGTCAAGGATTCAGATTACTTGAACCAGATGTCGAAGTTCTTATCGGGTTTGCAAAGCAATGCGCCATCTCAGAAATAGAGCGCAATGATGTTATCCAAAAATACAACGCTCTGATGGTGAAATAATGCAATATTCTAAAAATGGTCTGTATCTTACGGAATCTTTTGAAGGCGTTAGGCTTTCTGCTTACCCTGATCCTGGAACTGGTGGAGATCCTTGGACTATTGGTTACGGTCATACAGGTCCTGATGTTCACCCAGGAATGACCATTACTTTAGAGCAAGCAGAAGATTTATTGGCACAAGATGTCAAAAGAGCAGAAGCAGATGTTAATGCCAAGCTAACCGTTAAAGTAAGTCAAGAGGAATTTGATGCTCTTGTGGACTTTGCTTTTAACTGCGGATGTGGCAATCTAAACAACTCTACTTTGCTTAAAAAGGTTAATGCAGGGGATTTTGAAGGTGCAGCCCATGAATTTGAAAAATGGGATATGGCTGCTGGTAAACACTTGGCTGGTTTGTTAAGACGCAGACAAGCTGAGGAGTTAATGTTCATGAAAGGAATATCAAATGCCACTGTCTAAAGGCACATCAAAAAAGACCATTTCTAAGAACATCCGTGAGATGATTCGATCTGGTTACCCACAAAAGCAAGCTGTTGCTGCTTCACTTTCCACAGCAAGAAAGAGCAAAAAACATGGCAGAGCGAAAAAGAGGTCCTAATCTCTCCGTTGGTCGTGGCGAGAAGCTCTCCGTTTCCCAGGGCGGGGGTTTGACTGCGAAAGGGCGTGCCAAATATAACAGAGCCACAGGATCAAAGCTAAAAGCACCCCAAAAATCAGGCAGTCGGCATCGCTCATTCTGCGCTCGCTCTAAACACTGGAAAGGTGAGCGTGGCAAAGCAGCAAGACGCAGATGGGGGTGCAGATGAAACCAGGACTTTATGCCAATATTCATAAAAAGCGTGAGCGTATCCGTAAAGGATCAAAAGAAAGAATGAGAACGCCAGGAAGTAAAGGCGCTCCCACAGATTCCGCATTTCGCAAAGCAAAGAAAACTGCAAAGAAATCCAAGCGTGGCAGAAGATAGTCATTACAAATCTCTTTTAAAAGCGGTGTCTTGGCGTGTTACTGGAAGCCTTGACACCTTTGCTTTATCTTGGATTATTACTGGCACTGCAAGCCTAGCCTTCAGTATTGCCTTTGTTGAACTGTTCACCAAGATAGCTCTGTACTGGGTACATGAGCGTATCTGGCTAAAGATCGAGCTATGAATCACTGGGTACTAGGCGAATCAGGCGCATCATGGAGCAGGGATGAGCTGCCCTTCGAAAGCGTAAGTACCTATATGGCTGAGCTGACACCAAGGAGCAGCATAGACCTTGCCACCAGCTTTGCGCCAAATGTAGCAGAAGTGATAATCCTCTGATAACAAACGACCAGTTTCAGGTTCAATAGAGGTAGCAAAGTATTCTTTGATTTCTTCTCTCATACCTATTTGACCATTCAGATCATTGACATCGTTAAAGTAAGACGGCACTTTGTCTGATAATTGCTCAAAAACTTCACGCTTAATCATCATAAAACCAGTACCGCCATTAAAGATCTCTACAGGCTGTCCAACAGGCACAGTCACTTCACCTTGGTAATCCACTAGATTGACCACAAAACTGCCTGTATAGCTCTTTAATTGATC